CGTTTTATCTTACGGCGTATATTTAAGCATTCAGACAGGTTCTTGTAAGGCGTATATTCAACACGCTCCTCGCCTATCATCAGCAACAAAACAAAGGTCATCTCAATCATTTGTTCGTCAACTTTTCAATATTGTCTTCAATCTTCGTCAATCGCCTATCATAAAACTCCAACACCAGTTTCTGTTGCTGGTCATGTGGAGCATTACCACTTTCAATATTTTCTGCCAGCTTTTCTAACTCACTAGCCAAATGTTCGATCATCATAAACTGTTCTGAGTCTGCTGGCAAACTGCCCATCTCTCCACGCGGCCATTTAATGCGAAACTCCGTATTCATTCCCAAATCTGTTTCCATCAAAATTATTTTATTTTCAATGGTATTTAGACGCTCAATGACTCCAAAATATGCCCATGTACCCACCGTTGCTGCCACAAGTAACGCGATCAAATTGCGTATGGGCATTGATAATTCAGTGTTTTCACTTAGTTTTGGCATTATTCACACTTACCCTCTTCCGCACATTCCGCAGGAAAACAATGCGCCATCAAACGATAATAGTGGTTCTGGTAACTAACCTGCCACATGTCCTCATCTATCAAATATTCACATTGAGCTTGCGTCATAGGCTGCTGTAGAGAAATCTGATTGCCTATATATTGCCAATCATTACCGTCAAACCCCCACATGCTAATAACCATGATAAAGAAGGTTTCGACCGTATGATGGATTTCATTCATCCGTGATAATCACCCATTGAACGGTGTTAGGGGTGCTTTCTGTCCTGAATTTTGTTGCAAACTCAGAATTTGGATTTTCTGATACAGTTGGAGTTTGTTTATCATCAGTCATATGACCGTGTATCATTGCCGCCAAAATCGCAGCTATCATAATATTTTCCATGCCCTTACCTTTTAAACTACTTTCTATTCATCCAAGCGGTTGTACCCATATAGGCTCCAACTACGCCTGCCCCACTAATATAAAACAAGTTGCTTATATCTGATAATGCCTCAACTCGCTCAATAGGCACAAAAAACATTGCAGCAGTAAATGCACCCATAGCAATCAAAGTGTACCTAGCCATACGCAACTGAGCTAAATTTTTACGCAACTCAGTTTCTGTTTTTTTAATCTCCTTAACGTGAGCAAGCTCCTCATCGCTCACAACACCATCGCCATCCTCATCGTAATCAGAGTAGATGCTGTCTTTCTGCAATTTTTTTTGCTTAGACTTCATTAGAAAATCCCCTGAAACCTTTGTGGCCTAGATATTGGAGAAAAACCCTTTACTACACCGCCTTTAGCTTTTTTTTGCAGCTTTCTTTTTTGCGACTGTGGCTTTTTTCGGCTCTTGGGCTTTTTGGCTGATGACAGGGCTATCGCTACTGCTTGTCTCTGCGGATAACCCTCCGATCTCAGCTTCGATATGTTTTGGCTTATCGTTGACTGGCTGGTTCCTTTTTTCAATGGCATTTCTACGCTCCACCTTTTTAGCCTTTTCGACTTCAGCTACTTTTCGGCTTACTGAACTTGCGGTCATTGCATTTTACTCCGTAGGTTTGCCGCAGCGATATCACGCTGGGTCTGAATACGTTCTTCAGCTATACGACTTTTTTCTGCCGTAGCCTCTTCACTTAAATCAAGGCGTTGCTGATTAATCAGAACGTCATTACGTTCTTTTTCACGCTCAAGATTCTGCTTTTCTTCAAACTGCCGCGCACGTTCTTGTATTTCTGCGCCGCGTAAGGAAAGCTCCTGCTGTCTGATTGCTACCAACGGATCAGTGGTATCAGCAGGAGCAACTGCTTGTGCATATTGTTCAGTAAGCTCACCTACCAACTCTGCGGCACGGCCTTCTACTTGCATCTGAACTTGCTGCATCATCTGTGGATTCTGTTGCATCATCATTTGCGCTTCTGGAGCCATTTGCTCCATTATTTCTTGCTGCGCCTGCATTTCAGCCATCATGCCAATATGCTCTGATATGTGACCCTGCAATGTCATGACAATATTAGCGTTTGCCTGCGCCACTGGAGTAGACAACATGGCAATATGAGCCTCAATGTGCGCTTGATGATTCTGCTGTGGGAATGCTTGCAGTCTTTGATTACGCAAAGCCTCTTGGTTTTCCTTGGCAGGATTCATCGGCTGTGGCTCCGGCGGAACAGGCAGTATTGAGTCTATGTTTGTAACGCCCAAAGCCTCGTACATCTTACGATATGCCTGATATAGCCCTTTCGGACCGCCATGTATCTCTGGATTTGACTGCACAAGCTGTAATTGTGTCTGTGCAAGAGCAATACGCTGTGACATAGAGAAAATGTTCGGGTCTGAAACAGGCAAAACATCAATTCTATCGTCAAAATCCATCTGTTTGATCTCAGGCGGTGCGCCCGGAACTGCATATGGATAGGCAGGAGCCATAAATCTGGCAAAAACATTGGCTAAAAGCTTAAATTCTTGCTTTTGAGAGTAATGTAAACGCTTGTGTATGGCTGACATGACCTTTGTGCCACGTTCCATGATTGCCATAGTGGTTCCAACAGGTGTTTCACCGCCCATTTCACCCACTTTCATGTCTGCCATGGACGCAAAACGTCTACCAGCATCAACCAAAGCACCTAAAAGACTGTATAAAGTCCCTGAAGGCTCTTTAAACGGCAAAGTCATGATGGATTGACGAATATCCATACCAGCGGCGTCAATATCGCGGAACTCTCCGGGCTGTAACGGCTCATCTTCATCACGAATACGAGCGCCACGGGCCTTAAATCCAGCAGGCAAGTTAGAAAGTGTACCAGCATCAATCAACTGACGCATAATGCTGGTAGACGCTTGTGACAATCCACCAATCATGTGTGTCAGACCAAATCCGTAGAAGCCAAGGCCGGGCAAAAACTTGTAATGCACAAAATATTGCTTGCGCCGCATCAAAGGATCTTGCTCATCATAACTGCGTCTTACAGACAGAACTTCACCTGTAGACTCAAGTATGGTCACAATGTATGGAAGCTTGAGTCCACTTGGCTCACCTTGAGAGTTCATATCTTCAAAGCCGGGAAGATCAAGAGATGTGTGAACTTCGTATAAAGTCACTTCTTCTGAGCTAGAACCGGACAATTGTACGCCTTGAGCCTTATCAATAGACTCCTGAACCTCACTGTAATCTTCAGTTTCCATGCCAGTTGGCAGATTTGTGTCTTTGTAAAAGCCAGCAAGCTGCAACTTTAAGACTTCATTTTTATCCATGCGAATTACATGAGTAATACGCGGAGATGTCAAAAGATCAGTCGCGCTGTAAGGCACAACTAAATCTTCTGCATGCACAAACTTACTAACTGCACGTTGCAACAACGGATCAAAATAAATCTTTTTAAATGTGGAACCAATGATAGGCAGATAGAAAAGCATCTGATCTGTCTCTGGATCATACTCTTCCATCTCATAGGTAATCATGTAGTTCATGTAATCTTTTACACGCTGCGCCTGTTGTGCGGACTGAGGATTGTCAGCGCCAACAACTTGTGTGCGTACAGGACCACCAGCAGGTAACATTTCACGATAAGCTTGCGCTTGGAACTGAGTCACTGACTCGGCAAGCAAAGGATGAACAACACCAGACGCACCCTCAAATGGCTGACTACGCTCTTCGTAGTTCATGCCTAAAAGATCTATGCCACGCTTGTATGTATCTTCCCACTCTTCTCGTGATGACATGTCATCTTCTATCTCACTAACGAGATCAGAAGATATTCTCATCAGATCAGACTCATCTACAAAATCAGCAAGATTTGCATCAAAAGGCACATCCTGCATCATCATCATTTCTTGCTCAACTATCTCACCAACAATTGCAGAACCATCGTCAAGTTCTGAAACATCTGGCTGTGCCGGAAGATCAACAATGTCTACAGCAGCTTCTGCAATACCCTCTGGTATTGGAAGCTCTCCCCCTGATCCTATTCCTTTTTCAACAGCCATCTTACTTCCTTTGCAAGTTCGGGTGAAGCTGAACGTGGCGCATCAGTGCCAGTGTGGGAAGCATGCACGGTGCGTAACGGTAGAAGGGCCAACCGTAACCAACGTCCAGCTCCTTTTATAAATTACCTGATTTTAACAGGTCTGGATCCTCCAGCGTATGCTCTGCCCATTCCACGGACCACACCACCTTTTTCGTATTTACCAGCTAAATCTGGATCTATTTTTTGTTGGACTCTCTCTGGCAACTTAGAAAATCCTTTGTACTTTTTAGGCACTGCGCCGCCGTCTTCCATGCCCATTAGATCTATAATTTTTTTTCTGTCAGCATCGGAAATACCTCTACCTGAATTAGTAAATTTTTTTCTAGGACGCTGTATACCTTTTTCCCTGTCGGCATCAGAGATAGTTTTTCCTGACTCACCAAGTATTTTTTTGGGCTGTTGGAAAATTTTCCTAATGCGATTTTTATCAGCATCACTTATAACTTTGCCGCCGTCTTCCATACCTTGCGCATTTTTAACACGTTGAATTGCATCGTTAAGACTGCCACCGTCTTTCATATTCGCAGCGGCTGCTTTACGCATATACTCTTTGTCATCGCCAGCGCCGCGTGTGGCACCAGTTTTTTTGTTTGTAGATGTCGCAGTAACTTTAGGCTTGCGCTTCGGTAGAACCTTTGGAGTCTTTACAGAACCGCCATCTTTTTTACGAACAGCCAATTTCATGCCATCAACATCTTCAAACTTTGTTTTCTTTTTAGATGGTTTTTTATCTAACAAACCTAAAGCATGTCCTATAAGCAAAGATGGTCTTGGACCAACTCTACGAAATGCCATGCCTAAATCTTTTGGAGCCTGACCAGCATATAAATCATCTTCTGTAATTAATTTACGTTTTTTCTTATCAGACATCATCTGACTCCTTTAAATTTGCCACCACGACCGGGCATGACCGCTCCGCCTTTTTCCATTTTTTTAAAAGGAGGTTTTTGCCCTTGAAATATTCTTAAAATATCAGCAAGTCTTCCGCTTTTTTTAAATACTCTAGGCGGATTTCTCATGAAGCCTTTTTCAATTGCACTACGTTTTTTAAAAGGTTTGCTATTCATTAGAATACCCCCTTAAACTTGCCACCGCGTCCGGGCATGACCGCACCGCCGTTTTTCATAGGCTTTGTTCTTTTTTTCATTTCTCGCTCTACAATGGGCTTAAAACTTTTTAAAAGATCTGCATCTTTGCCAGTTCTAATTCCTGATTGCAAAGCAGCATCAATGCTCTTTGCATATTTTTGCAAATCTTCAAATGACTCTTTTTTTAAAGCTCTTACAGGAGAGCGAGTTGGCAAACGATCTCTTATCTGCTTCATAACAGATGTATTTTTTTTATAATTTTTATCCATCAGTAATACTCTCTTTTCCGCCTGTAATTATAAAAATCCTCATCTTCCTCATCGGAACGAGTGCGGATAAAACTACCTTGCCTAAAACGCAGTATAGCCTGTGTCATCGAATCCGCCAAGTCATCATGTTCACCGTTAGGAAATGCAGCACATTCCTCAATAACTTCTTCAGCCCAGCGAGACTCAGGCGCATACACCATGCCAGACTCAAATACTGGCGCACAAGCGTTCATGCGCGAAAACTTATCCGCGCCCCTACCCGGCGTAAAGCCAGACACGGGTATTCCCATCTTTCGTAAGTCCTGAGTTAACGGTGTGCCAGATGCTTTTTGTTCCACAAGAACTAGGTCAGGCTCATAGTCTTCATACAAACGCATGGCCGCGTCTTTAAGCTCTGGAAACTCCCATCGACCTTTTTCTGCATCCAGCAATATGATCGCCGCCTCATCACCCTCGTTAGGATGAAACACACCCCACGTTGTAATGGCAGAATAGTCAGCCCTTTCGCTTTTCGTGAACGCCGTATCATACGATTGGATGATGTACGAACAGGGAGGTGGAGCATCAGAATCCCAAACATTCCACCACTCCCTTTTGATAATAGCGCCTTCTTCGGCTGTCGGATTTTGTAAATATTGTGCGTTCCATTTTGCTACTGGTATAGAGGCTTTAACGCCGTCTAGCTCTTGTCTGCTCCAAAACTCGGGCCACAACACGTTGTCTGTATCGGGAAATATCGCCGGGAACTCTACAATCTCCCATTGATCGGCTCCACCTTCTGCTTGCTTCTGTAACACCTTCGCTGTCAAGTCGCGGATACTCCACCGCGTCATTACAATTATTATTGAGCCTCCCGGCTGAAGTCGCTGTCTCGGTCCTGACGTATACCATTCGTAAATATTATCCAGCGCGGTTGGTGATAACGCATCCTGTTCAGATACAGGATCGTCAATAATACACAGGTTCGCACCACGACCAGCCAACGCACCGCCTACACCAACGGCGTAATACTCCCCACCCGCATCAGTTGACCAACGGCCAGATGCCTTAGCATCCTTAGCCAACTGAATATCAGGAAACACATCTCGGTATATATCACTGTCTAAAAGGTTTTTAACCTTACGACCAAAACCAACAGCAAGCTCCGCCGTGTGTGTCGCCTGAATTATTTTTGTCTCTGGTGCCTGCCCCATAACCCAAGCAGGAAACAAATATGACGCAAACTCTGACTTTGTGTGTCTGGGCGGCATGTTAACAATCAGCCGCTTTAACTCACCTCTGGCAACCTTTTCCAGTTTTTCCGCAAAAATTCTATGATGATTTCCAGCAATGAATGAAGGCCACACATGTCTAACAAACTTTAAAAAGTCGCTCTGATACTCTTCTCTATCATGAAGCTCCTTGTATTTATCCAAGTGCTTCGCAAGAGCATCTAACTCAGCGTCAGTTAAAAACTCTGTTTTAATATCAAAAGCGGTGTCCATGCCCACACTACGCCGCTGTCAGCGCCTCCAAGAAATTGTCAGCAGCTTGATTCAAAACTTCACCACCATCCTCAAAGAATCCAATTGGAATAGGACCTGCTGGTGGCATAAATCCTGCCGTGCTAAATGCTTGCGGTGCAATAAATCCAGTGCGTGGATCACCATAACCAACTGGCATGCGAAGCGTTCCAGCAAACCGCTCCCTACCATCACCAGTAAAGTTCTGAACCAGAGGCTGATAAGGAGTATCGCCCATGCCACCAAGTATGTTTGGTGTGCCATCATCAACAACAGGATCAACAACTGGCGGAATGTATGGTGGAATATATGGCTCATTTCCACCTCTGTCTTTAAAATTATCTTTTGGGTTCGGATTAAACCTTGAATCCCCTGTGTAACGCCCCTTGCCATCAATAGCGCCGACAATCTGACCAGTAGCCGGATTAACAACGGCTACATTTGATTTGCTTGCTGCGCTCAAAGTCATGTCATTAAAGAAACCAGAAATACCGCCCAAAATACCACTTCTGTTGCGAGTGGCTAAATCAGCAAGCTGATCGCCTGTAATCGCACCAGTTGATTTGCCATCAGGTGTCATGCCAGTCATGCCAGCGGCACCGGGGCTGTATGGGCCAAAGGCAAGGCTTCCTAAAAATCCTCTAGGACCGCCAATCGCACCAGTAACGGGGCCAGTAGCGGTTTGCGTTCCTAAAACAGCAGAGGCAAGTCCGGGTGACATGCCCAAGCTAGAATAAGAGCGATTTTCATAATCAGATCTTACCGCTTCAGGGTCTGGAGTCAGGCCCAAAAGATCACTTGCAAAATTTGCGGCAGCATTGAGCAAGCCAGCATCTAAAAGACCTTTAGGAGATATTTGATCCATAGCTCTTGCTACAGCCATTGGATCGTCTACTGTTTGAGTCGGTGCAACGCTTGACATACCTTGAGTGAATGCAAGCTCATCAGGAAGAGCTTGTTGCTGTTGCGTAGCTGTTTTTGTCTGAGGCGTTGTGGGCATAGAGAAAATATCTAACAACAAATCAACTTCTGATTTTTTGCCCTGTGCAGTAGGAGAGGAAATAGCCTCAACAGCAGTGGTTGGTGTATCATCTAAGCCAAGCTCACTCGCCAAATCTGAATCTACATTGCTAATATCCATGCCCAAAGACTTAGCAGCGGCTAACGCATCAGCAACCTGACTATCACTAGGCTTGCCAGTTGTAACGTAACCAAATTCACTGTTTGGTGCGCCAACTAGACTTTTTCCTTTATTACTTGTAGCAAAAGTTCTTGCAACAAGATCTCTGGCCTCCCTAGCTTCTTGCGCAGCCTGACTAGCCGCCAAAGCTTCTTGTGCTGCGGCAATTGAAGCAGCTTTAGCGTCTTCTGCTTTATCACCAGCATCATCCCCACCAAAGCTATCAAAGCCAGCATCACTTGGATCGCCCTGTTCACCAGTGGCACTTGCGGCTTGATCTCCACCTATACTGTCTGGTTCACCTTCATCATAAAATGATGGAATACCCATAGGGCCAGCTTCGCCTGAACCGCCCAAAGC